TGGAAACACCAGGCGGTTTGGTGGATCGCTGGGCGCAAGCATCATTGTCAGTTCGAGGTAACCATGCGTATCAACCAGAAATTGCAGGACGAGATTCGAGCGCACGCCGAGCGGGCCCATCCGAATGAGGCGTGCGGTGTACTGATCAAGGCTGCTGCCGGACGCGAGTACGTGCCTTGCGCGAACTTGGCTACCACGCCACGCGAACATTTCCGGATCGACCACAAAGACATGGCCCAGGCCGAAGATCGCGGCGAAGTGCTGGCGATTATTCACAGCCACCCGGACCAGGCCCCGACGCCGAGCATGGCCGACCGCGTCAGTTGCGAGTTGCATGAGTTGCCCTGGGGCATTGTTGGCTGGCCCGGCGGCGACTTCGAGTGGTTCAAGCCTTCGGGCTTCCAGGCGCCGCTGCTGGGCCGGGACTTCTCCCATGGGCTGCTTGACTGTTGGGCAGCGTGCCGCGACTGGTACGCGCGGGAGGCTGGACTGCAGCTGCCCAACTTTGAGCGCAATGACCTGTGGTGGGAGCAGAAGGACGGTCCGAGCCTCTATGAGGACAACTTCGCGGCCACCGGTTTCTACCAGGTCAACGAGGCGCAGCGGGGCGACATGCTTGTTCTGCAAATCCCCACCCCGGGCCGGGAGTGCTACTTCCCCAACCACGCGGTGATTTACCTCGGCGATGAGCCGGCGCTTACCAGCGAGCCAGCCCCAAAGTTGGGCGGTTCTGGCCCGTTCATTTACCACCATATGCCTGGACGACTGGCCGCCCGCGAGATCTACGGGTGGTCGATGGCCAACCGGGTGAAGCTGATCTTGCGGCACAAGGATTACCGACCATGACCATGCAGACCATCAAGCTTGGCGGTGTGCTGGGCAAGAAGTTCGGCAGGGAATACCGCCTGGACATCAACGGCGTGCACGACGCCATGACGGCCTTGTGCATGATGAAGCCAGGCTTTGAGAAGTACATGCGCACCGCCGAAGAGCGTGGCCTGGTGTTCGCTGTGTTTGTCGATGAGCGCAACCTGGGCGCGGATGAGTTGGGTCTGAAGCGTCCTGTTGCGGGCGAAATCCGCATCCAGCCGATTGTTCAAGGTAGCAAGCAGGCCGGCCTGTTCCAGACGATTTTGGGGGTTGCGCTGATCGTTGCCAGCTTCTTTACAGGCGGCACCACCGCTGGCGCCGGCCTGGCCCTTCTGGCTGGTGGCGCTGCGATTGCGGCCGGCGGCGTGGTGCAGATGCTGTCACCCACCACCAAGGCCGGCAGCGAAACCCGGAACGATGACGGCAACAATCCCAGCTATGGATTTGGTGGTGCGATAACGACCACTGCCCAGGGCAACCCCTATCCATTGCTCTATGGGGAGCGGGAGATCGGCGGGGCCGTTGAGTCGGGCGGAATCTACCCTCAAGACAAAATCTGATCGAACCAACTCACAAGACCCGCTTCGGCGGGTTTTTGCATTCTGGAGGGCGCATGAGCGCAGTAGCAAAGAAGGCGCGCCGCGCAGCACCACGCAAGCGCCGCGTCGTTGCGGGGAGCAAGGGCGGCCAGGCCAAGCAGAAACAGCCGAGCATCGCCTCCAATAGCGTGCCCTCGATATCTACTGCGCAAATTGTCTACATGTGGAGTTGGGGTCCTATCGTCGGCCCTGTAGACGGTTTGCGTTCCATCAAGCTGGATGGAACGCCGATCCAGGCTGCTGACGGGACGATCAATTACCCTGGCGTCAAATGGCAGTTCCGTTCCGGCGAGTTGAACCAGCAGTGTCTGGATGGCCTGTCCGAAACCAGTAACGAGATCGATGTCCAGCAAGAGCTGACCAGCGAAACGCCCTGGCTGCACACGATCACCAATAGCGTGATCGACGCGTTCCGTCTGCGCCTGGCGTGGCCCACGCTGCGTAGCCAGGATGCAGCCGGCAACATCAACGGTGTGCGCATCGACTATGCCGTCGATATCTCTACAGACAATGGCCCATACATCGAGGTGCTGGCCTCCTTTGTAGACCGCAAGAACGTTACCGAGTACGAGCGTGCCCACCGTATAGAGTTGCCGGCCGGCAGTCGCTGGACTGTGCGCGTGCGGCGTCTCACCCCCAACGCCGGCTCCGAGCTGGTCGCTGATCAAATGGTCGTCAAGGCTATCGCCGAGGTTGTCGATAGCGATCAGGAATACCCGCTCACTGCTGTCGGGTGTGTTGAATATGACGCCCAGACCTTTGGCGGTAACATCGCCAAGATCGCTGCCCTCATGCGCGGTCGGATCATCCGGGTGCCCGCCAACTACGACGCCGAAACACGCACCTACGCAACGGCGGGCACCGGCACAAGCAATGGGATTTGGGATGGCACCTTTAAGGAGGCCTATACCAACAACCCCGCATGGATCTTCTTCGACCTGGTGCTGCACCCGTATTACGGCCTCGGTGATCGTATCGACGCGACGATGGTTGATCGCTGGTCTCTGTACCGCATTGCTCAGTATTGCGATCAATTGGTACCGGACGGCAAGGGTGGCATGGAACCCCGCTTCACTTGCAACCTGTACTTCCAAAAGCAGGCTGCGGCTTACGCGGTGCTGCAGGACCTGGCCTCGATCTTTCACGGCCTGGCTTACTGGGACGGCAGCCAGATTGTGGTCAACGCCGATATGCCTGGCGATCCGGTCTACACGTACAACCAGACCCAGATCCTCAACAATGGGGCAATCAGGTACGAGGGCACCCTCGCGCGCGATCGCCACACGCTGGCCATGGTGGCCTGGGACAACCCTGACCAGGGCTTTGACACGGATAAAGAGCCGGTGGTCGATGATGAGGCCATGGCTGAGCTGGGCATCGTTCGTGACATGACGGTCGATGCGATTGGCTGCACATCCCTCGGGCAGGCGCAGCGTAGCGGGCAGTGGGCATTGCTTTCCGAAAAGCTGCAGACCCAGGGTGCGTCGTTCCGGGTGGGGCTTGATGGGCATATTCCAAAGCCTGGCCAGGTTATCGCCGTAGCCGATCCGATGTTGGTCGGTCGCGACAATGGCGGGCGCATCTCGGCGGCGGCCGGGCGCATTGTGACGCTCGACCGTGACACCACCGTGCCGGTGGGCGCTCGCCTGCTGGTCAACCTGCCCAGCGGCAAGTCAGAAGGGCGGATAGTCAAGTCGGTTGCCGGTCGTGACGTGACCGTGATGGCAGATTTTAGCGAGCAGCCCCAGGCGGAAAGCGGGTGGGTTCTTGATTACGAAGACCTGAAGCTGATGCAGTTCTACGTCCGCAACGTCACGCGGCCGGAGTGGCACCAGTTCCAGTTCGAAGTGATCCAGCACGACCCGAGCAAATTCGACGCTATCGACAACGACGCCGTGGTCGACACCCGGCCAATCACCGGGATTCCGGTTGGTACCCAGGACGGCCCGGCACGGGTGATGTTGAGTCAGCACGTAGTGATCGAGCAGGGCATCGCGGTCACCGTCATGTCGATCGCATGGGACGCAGCGCCAAACGCCGTGGGTTATGACGTCGAATGGAAGTGGGGCGCTCGCGAGTGGGTTCCGGTACCGCGCACCGGTGAGTTGATGGCCGATGTGCGCGGGATCTATTCCGGGCAGTACATGGCCAGGGTGCGGGCGGTGAGTGCGCTCAACGTTTCGTCGATCCCTGTCACGTCCGCGCTGACCAACTTGGAAGGCAAAGCCGGTAAGCCGCCGGCGGTGGCGTTCCTGACTACCACCCGCCTTGTCTACGGTATCGGCATCCAGTGGGGGTTTCCACCAGGCGCCGAGGACACTGAGCGCACAGAGGTCTGGTACAGCGAGTCGCCGGACCTGACGACGGCGGTCAAGTTGAGCGACTTCAGCTACCCGCAGGCCAAGCATGAGATGCACAGCCTGCTGGCGGGGGCGAGCCTGTTTTTCTGGGCGCGCCTGGTGGATCGTACCGGCAACGTCGGTCCGTTCTACCCGATCCCAGGTGCGGTAAATGGCCAGGCCAGTTCGGACCAGACCGAGTACGACAAGTACTTCGCCGACAAAATCGGCAAGGGTGCGCTGTATCCAAGCCTTCGAGAAGAGATCGCGCTGATTTCGGGGGATGGCGACGGGTCGGTCAACGAACGGCTGAAAGAGGCCAAGGCAGAGCTGGAGGGGCTGCTGGGCCAGATCACCGGGGCGGAGCCGTACAACCCGGACGAGCCCTACACTGTTGGCGCATTCACGCAAAAGGATGGGCACCTGTACCAGGCGACTGGCCCGGTACCGGCCGGCGAAGCGCCGCCAAACCCGCTGTACTGGAAGGATATCGGCACGATCCTGCAAACCACCGACGCGCTGGCCCAGCAGGTTCAACTGGTCACCAGCATGATCGAAGAGATCGAGGGCCAGGTGGTGGCCACCGCGACATCGGTTGAGGCATTGCGGTCGGCGGCCCGTGGTGATGATGGATCGGGCGACCTGGCGGACGCGGTGAAAGGCTGGCAATCGACCGCTGATCTCGGGATTGAGAAGCGCACCCGGGCCACGGAAAGCGATGCAATGGCGCGGCAACTCACCACGATGGAGGCGCGGGTGGGTGCGAACCAGTCCGGGCTGACCGTGCTGGAGCAGGTGGTGGCCACCAACAAGCAGACGGCAGCCACCCAACTGACTCAGCTCAAAAGCGACTTGGAGTTGACCGAAGGGAAGGTAGCCGGCAATGCCCAGGCCATTACCGGCCTCGACACCAAGGTCACCAACCTCGACGGTAAGGTCTCGTCTCAAGCGTCCAGCAATGAGGCGCTGCGGGCTTCGGTGCGCGGCGATGATGGTTCTGGCGATCTTGCCGGCGCGATCAAGGCATGGGAGTCCACGGCCAGCTTTGAGGTTGAGAAGAAGGTTCAGGCCTCTGCCAATGAAGCGTTAGCCCGGACGACAGAAACCTTGCAATCGAGCATCGGGCACACCAACGCTTCGGTACAGCAGGTGAGCGAAACGCTGGTTGGTCTCGACGGCAGGGTTTCGGCGTCTGTCACTCTCAAAGCTCAAACTATTGTGGACGGCCGCAGGGTCACCACGGGCATGGCTTTTGGTTCGAACGGAGAGCAGTCGGAGTTCCTGATTTACGCGCAGCGGTTTGCCATCGTGAACGAGATAGACGGAACGGTAATCCCAATGTTCGTTGTGGAAAACAACCAAGTGGTTTTCAACACCGCAATCATCAGCAAGGCGTTTGTTCAGGAGATCATCTTGGGCATGACGCTGCGCTCGCCTACGGTTGATTCGAAGGGCCGGCCACTGCTGGAAATCAACATACCAGCCGGTACGTTTACCGTTCGCAGCCCAGGTGCTGGAGGCTCATCTCTTATCAATAACGACGGTCTTTCTGTTTTCGACCTCAATGAGGTTCTCAGGTTGATGGCGGGGAGGCTTTCCTAATGAGTTTCGGCATGAGGATATGGGGGCCGGCCGGGGCCCTCGAGTTTGACACCAGTACTTCTACTTATCGGATTGTTCTTTCTGTTTTGGTTTCTTTTGCTGGAGAAGGACAAAACACTAAAACATTTCAAGCCCCAGGATGCACGGCGAACAATGCAATATGCTTTTTGCTTCCAATTAATAATGACACTTCTCAGACGGTCGATAATAGACAGCTTGAGTGTGAAATGGGGAGCGGGGTGGTTTATGTAAGAAACTTTTTAGCCGGCGCGCAAAGTGGCTCACTTTCTCGCGCGACAATGCGGTTGATGGTAGCGAGGTGGTCTTGATGGGGTATGGGCTACAGGTTGTAAATGATAATGGCGCGATATCACTTGATTCTGAGTACGCGAGGCTATGTGTGTTTCACAAGGGCGGCTACACCTCGGGGGCATTAGTTACATTTCAGAGTGTGGTTGAAACCCAAGAGCCGCCCCTTGTCTTTATCAGGCCTCAAAACAATGGATCATTCATCCAGCTCGGGGTTTTGCTTTCGGGGTCGGCCGGTGCTTGGACTGGCGCCACTATCACCTCTGGCCAAGGCCACTCCGGAAGCATTTTTGTTGGCGCATTCTCGTCCAAGCCTTCGGCGACCTACGGGCTTAGAATGTGGGATGCTAGCGGTAAGCAGATATTTGACTCCGGGGTGCAAGCCGCCGTCTTTACTCGAGCCATACAAAATTGGACCTACACACATACGACGTACAGCGGGCAGGGCTTGCCGACGAACTGGTATGCCATACCTTTGAACTATGAACTTGGGGACTACCTCATGGTTAACAACGGCAGGATGCCAATGATGGCGGGGAATAATGAGTCTAGAGGTGCTGGATTAATGTTCGACTTTTCTGCGTCACTTTTAAGGTTTAGCGTTACAACAGTGTCCAATCCTTTTTATTTTATGCTTCAAGCAATATTTGGAAAGATCACGGCCTGATAGTCGGCTTGGATCACTGTCTTATAAATTTATGCCGTCTTGCGCGGTTTTCAATATTCGGAGAGACCTATGGCTTCTTGGTTTTCAGAAGGGACTGTGAGCGTGCAGAACGGGAGCCCGACAGTAACGGGCGTTGGCACCAAGTTCTCGAACTGCCGTGCCGGGGATATGTTCGTCGGCCCTGACCAGGGCATCTATCAAGTGATCAACCCTGCAAGCGATACCTCGTTGTCGATCTCCCCGGCATACCGTGGTGCGGCCGTTGGCGGCGCCGGGTACGGGATCGTGCCTGTCAATGGCTATCCCAAAGCCCTGGCCGATGCCGTGAACCAAATGGTTCAGCAGTGGGGCGCCACGCTCGCGGGCCTGGGGAGCGTATCGACGGAGAACGTCGTGCCGGTGGCCAAGGGCGGCACTGGTGGCAGAAATCAGGCTGAAGGGCGCTCAGGTCTGGGGCTCGGCACTGCTGCAACAGCGGCGCTGACCGTGGGCAATGCGGATACCACTCCAGGGCGAGTGCTGAAAAATGGAGACCTTGGCCTTGGTGCAGACTGTGTAGGGATTTCAGATTGGACTGCCGCCTACGATGAACTTGGCGGCGCGCTTATCGCCGGTAATGCGATCTTTCCCGGCGGCACCGGGGAGTCGATTAATGCAACAGGTATCACCTTGAGGCGTTCTGGCCGCGTTGGCGCTCAGATCATGATTTACAACGGTGATAACCAGTTCCTCTTTCGTTCGGCATTCAACGGGTTCCTTCCGTGGGTGCGGATGTACCACACCGGCAACACCACCCGCATGGCCGACAACACACTAAGGGCGATCTGATCATGGCAAGAGCAGCAATTAACGTTACTGGTGCGGGTGAAAAGTTCGATTTCGTCTCGCTCGGCGGGGCGGATGTGAACTGTTATCGCAAGGACGTGGGTGTCTACTGCGTCACCGGCACCCAGGGCATGGTCCCATTCCCGCCGCTCGATCAGGGCTGGGGCTACGGGCTTCACCCCTCGGACAATCCCGCCGAGGTGAACCTCTCGTTTGAGGACGGCCTACTCACGGTCACCGTGACCAAAGATGGCGAGCCGTACGATCTGAAGGTCATGATCACGCTGCACATCCTGGTGCCGGATCTTCCCCGACAGGAAGAGCTGCCGCCGCCGGCGCTTGATCCTGTGGTGGCTGCACAGACCCAGATCGCGCACCTGCGAGCCGAAGCTGATTACGCAATTGCGCCACTTCAGGACGCCGTCGATATCGACGAAGGGACCGAGGCAGAGCTGGCGACCCTCAAGGCCTGGAAGAAATACCGCGTGGCTCTGAATCGCGTGCCTGAGCAGGAAGGCTACCCTCTCGCCATTGATTGGCCCGCCGCGCCGTAGCGCTGCGCTATTGCCGACCGCACCCGCCATCGAGCGGGTTTATTTTTGCCTGGAGAAAAGCATGCCAATCACTGAGCAGCAGTTGCTGCGCATCCTCCCGAACGCCGGCCGCCAAGCCGGCGTTTTTGTTCCTGTGCTGAACGTGGCGATGAGTCGCTATGCCATCGTGACCCCGCAGCGGATCGCTGCCTTCATCGCCCAGGTCGGCCATGAGTCGGGCCAGTTGCGCTATGTGCGTGAGATCTGGGGCCCCACGGCACAGCAGGCCGGATATGAAGGCCGTGCTGACCTGGGCAACACCGTTAAGGGGGATGGCTCAAAGTACCGTGGCCGAGGGCTTATCCAGATCACTGGCCGGGCCAATTACGCGGCGTGCGGTGAGGCCTTGGGCCTGGACCTGATCAATCAGCCTGAGCTTCTGGAGCAGCCGCAGCACGCTGCAATGTCGGCGGCTTGGTTCTGGTCGACGAAAGGCCTGAACACCCTGGCAGATAAGGGTGAGTTCGTGAAGATCACCCGCCGGGTCAATGGAGGGGTCAATGGCCTTGAGGATCGCCAGCGGCTTTACGTCCAGGCGCAGAAGGTGCTCGCATGACGCCCGGGCAGATCCTGGCCGTAATCCTGCTGGCGATGGCGATCAGCGCCGGCGGCACTTGGCAGGTTCAGGACTGGCGCATGGGCAAGAGGTTGGCCGAGCAGGCCGGCCTGCACCAGGGCGAGCTGGACAGGATCAGCGCGGTGGCCATCAAGCAAGTGCGCGACGAGCAGGACAGGCGCCTGGGCCTGGAGAAGACGCTGGCCACCTCCGATCAACAACACACCCGAGAACTTTCCGATGCTCAACGCAACCAGGCCCGCCTGCTTGACCGTCTTGCTACTACTGATTTGCGGCTGTCAGTCCTTCTCGACGCCACGGATTCAGCCAGTGGCTGCAACGTGCCTGCCGCCTCCGGCGCCGTCGGCGTGGTTCATGCAGCCCGTCGAGCCCAACTTGACCCAGCGCATGCTCAACGAATTGTCGCCATCACCGATGCCGGCGACCAAGGATTGATCGCGCTGCGGGCATGCCAGGCGTATGTCAGGGCTGTGGCCCCCTCAATACTTTCAACTCCAGCAGCAGCCGCTGATTCTCCCTGAAGAGATGGTCGCGTTGATCGGTCACCAGGTCGACGCTTCGAAAGCTTCTCTTGTCAGTCTGGTCATTGCCCATCGCCGATATGCGCTCAAGGGCGTCCCTCAGTGCCGTCTCTGCCGACGCTTTTCCGGTGGCGAGCAGGTCATTCATCTGGACCAGGCCCGCAACGTTCGCCCGTGCCTTGCTCAGTAGGCGATAGGCCGTTGTGAGCTCGTCCTCGAGTAGCGCGCACTGGTGTTTGTACATTTCCAGGGGCGTAGGGCACCCAAGCCACGTCGAGGTGTCTTCGTCAATGTTCATTGTGGGGTAATCCGAATGCTGTATGTGCATACAGTAATCGAGGTTTGCGGGTTGTGCGATGTGAGGCGACGAGCTGTAGTGGATTTTGGTTTTGTGTTCGGTCGGCAGGACGCCGGGAAGGGGTGTGCTGAGCGATGCAAGTTGCGCAAAACCTCCGCTACAGGCCACGGTTTATCGTTTGCATAAGCACAGGAAATGCGGTTATTTGGTGCCGTGCATACATAGGTAATTCTATATTTTACAATGGCTTACGTCTGTATGGGGCCAAGCATGGGGTGCTAGGGGTCGAGTGTTCGAATCACTCCGTCCCGACCATATTTTTCAATGACTTAGCCCAACTTTAGCGAGTTGGGCTTTTTCATGCGTAGGGACTTTTGCGGGGGCTCATTCCGTTTTTCTCCTCAAGATTGTCAGCGCCGGCCCGCGAGAGTCGGTTGCAGATACTTTGTTCGCAGCTTCAATCAGATGCTGCAGCTCCGGGGTAGAATAGTGGCTCGTAATGCTGCCGTTCTTATGCCCCAACAACGCTTTGCGATCTTCCTCTGTCATGCTTGCTGCACGTAGCCTTCTGCCAAAGGTGTGTTTCAAGTCGTGCATCCTGATCGATCTGAACCCAGGGTGTGCTGGCGCCTGGTGGTTCTTTTCCCACTTGTCCGCTGCGCGCACCCTGGCTTTCTTCCAGGCCGAGTCATTCATGCGATGCATTGCCGTTGGCCCGGACTGATCTGGTTGCCCGTTCGGGAACACCAGGTCTTTGTGCAGGCCGCGCTGCTTGTCGATGATCGACATGGCCACCTTGTTCAGAATCACCAGGCGGTCATCGCCATTCTCCACTCCAGCTTTCTCACTCCGCCCGCCGAACCCGGCAGGTATCAGAAACACGCTGGTGTTCAGCGCCGGCACGCGTATCTCCCAATCCCACCGCAATTTGCAGACTTCCCCGGTGTTCACTTTGTAGAGGGCTATCCTCAAAAGGTGGTCCGGCAGCTCGGCGAACAGCATTGACTGCTCATCCCATGACAGCGGGTAAGGTTTCCTGCTGAACTTCTTTTCTTCCATCATCGATATCATCGGCACGCTTTCCAGCCACGGCCGCTTTTCTGCATCCCGCTACTTGCGGTGGCATAGGTTCAAGATCCTGACGACTCGTTGTAGGGCGATGTTCACCGTCCTGTTCGATACGCCTGGCTTGACCTTTCCCTGTGCTGTCCTGGTCGGCAGATCGCCGATGTACGGGGCGAGCTGTTCAATGTGCGATATGGATAGCGCAATCGATGCCTGATCTTTGTACTCAACTAGGAATCGGGTTGTGGCTGCGCGCCAGGTACGAACCTCGCGCACGCCGTAAACCTTCTCCTGGCGCAGCTTTTCCAGCCGATGGATCAAGTACTGCTCGGCTTCTTCCCTCTCACTTGTTCCAGTGCTTTCTTGAAGTCGGCAACCTCTGACGACTCTGTCGATGTGCCAAATCCCGTTCCTCTCGTAGAGGCCCGACATTGTTTTTCGCGCCATTGTTTTGCTCCTTGGCGCCCACTGCGGGGCGGATTGTTGTCCTGATCGGCCTGTTTTTCAATCGCCATGGCTTCGACGTAGGCGTCTGCCCACTGGTCCAGCTCGTGGCGGTCAAAGCCAGCGGCCTGTTTTCCAATGGGGAATTCACGGACGTGAGGGCGGACGGTGTTTTTGAAAACCTCTCGGCACAGCCGAGATATGCGGGTGCTGCCGAAGCGCGGATGAAACGCGGCGCGGTCTCTAGCACCGTCGCCAGCTTTGTGTTGGCCATAGAAATACCTCGCCAGGCCGTCGCCGGCTGGTGCTGTTGTGAGTGGTTAGGTGTTGAGTTGGGGGGGGGCTCGGCTGTGCAGATAGCTGGCGCCAGAGTCCATCGGGAATTGAAAACCGGCTAACTTTCTTTAAGTCTGTGCCGATCGTTTAGTAAACTTCATCGATCGCTACGGAGTGCGTTGATGAAGTTGCTAAGTTTTTTTGTAGATCCATGGTTTTGGGTTGGTGTACCTGCTTTGGTTCTTGGTTTGTTGTTCACATGGCCAACCCTGCTTGGGCTTGGCGCCTCGCTGCTTGTTTGTTCATTTGTCAGCAGGTAAAGGAGAGATTCCATGAGTGCCTACTGGAATGAAGTAGCGGGTTTAGTCCGGCAAGTCGCGAGTGCTATGCCCATTACTGGGGATCGATCTGCGAGGTTCCCGTGCTGTTAAAGAGCGGCGGGTCTTGTGAGGCCCATCGCAGCCCCTGAAGCGCTGCGATGGAGTGAATACGTGCCAATGGTTCATATCGGTCAAGTATCAAAAGTACATGTTTTATCGTAGGCACAAAAAAGCCCGCTCAGTGGCGGGCTTGCTTATGCTGTGTGGTGGGTCAGCCGCGTCTCGCGCCTGCTAATTTCCCGTATTTGGATTCGTACTTATAGAGCATGTCCAGGCACGTCCACTGGATATTGTCCCTAACCGCCGGTACTGGATTAGCATCGCGGTCTCCCCAGCAAAGCTCTATCTCGTGCTGCGCATGTTCTTGATCGGACATTGGTCCAGAAATCCATGCGACCGCAAAAATGACACCAAAAAGGGCGACGGTCGCGACGATCCCCAAGAGCCATTTCGGTTTTTTACCCTGGCCCGGCGACTGGCTGATAGCCGCCCCCGAAACGCGACTTGCTCCAGACTGGTTGGTGCGATTGATCATCAAAATTCCTTAAACAGCATTCCATGCGGCACGAAGATGGCTCATAGCATACCGCCTCGCCAAACAACCCGCCCAATGATACGTACTTCGTTTATTTCGCCATCGCGCAGCGTTTCATCGCCATAGCGCGTCTTGTCGGGGGTTGTCGCTACGGATGATCCATCCATCAAAATCAGACTTAACCAAGCGCTTAACGATCGTTCCTTTTGACTGGCTCTGCATGGCGAGTATGTACTTTCAGTTCTGGCACAAAGTGTACCGCAAGTTCATATTTGGCGCGGAGGCCTTATGCGGCCGCTCAAGAAATCGATTGACGATGCTGGTGGTGTTCCGTCTGTGGCCTTGGCCTGCGGGAAAACTCCGCGCGCTATCTACAAGTGGCTTGTTGCCGACGCATTGCCGCGCACCGAGTACACAGGCGAAACCCAATACGTCAAGGAGCCATTACCAATGGCAGATGAAGATCGCTTAAACGAAAAACACGTCAACCAGATGAAAGTCCTGCTGGATGAAAAGTATCTCGGCCTTCTGGACTACGCCGCGCAGATCCACGGCACGAAAAAATCCGTGCTGGCGTGTGAGGTCTTGAAGTCCTGGCTGCTTGACCTTGTTGGTAATTCTATCCGCGACGACCGCGCAGCTTGAAGCGAAACCGTAGGTACTCAGTAGGGATCGCGTAGGGACTGGAGGCGATATGCCAGAAGAAAAAGGCATGGAGCTTGGGGAGTTACTTGATCCAGATGAGATTCGACTGTTGGAAGCCGAGGCGGCGAAACGGGGAATGAACCCCGCAGAGCTGGCACAGCTTGGAATCCAGCAGGAGCTGACCAGACGGACCAGACCAAGAGCCATGACAGGAACGATTCAAGCGTTCCGCAAGAAGCACTGAAACACCAAATTCCAGGCACAAAAAAACTACCGGACGAGGGTGGCTTTTTCTACAGCACCTCAGCGAGACGAATCATGACAAACATCATTCAATTGACAAGTCCCGAGGGTTGGTTCGCTCTCGATCCGCTGCCGCAACCGTGTCGCTGACCCGGGATTCAACCCCGCGCTTGACGAATACAAGCGAGGCCGAGGCGCCAACTATAAGAACCAGGGCCGCGTAGCAGGCGAGGTGCGGCAATTGAGAGAGCGGTACCTTGATGGTCCGAGAAGGCTTTTCCACCAGGTACAGAGACGCAAAACCAAGAATCACAGACGCAGCAATCCCCGCGGCTACGACTGGGGCGTTGTTCGCCATGCCGTAGTAGCCGATCAAAACCACAACCGGCCAATGCCAAAGGTAGATTGAATACGATGCTTCACTGATCCAGCCTGCTATTTTGTTGTTGGTGACGATCGAGGTTTGATCTGCCGCGCGGACCATCAGGGCGGTACCCTGCACCGGGAGTAGCGCCAGCCAGCCGGGCCAAACATCTGCCGCTGTGAAAAACCAGACACTGGCCGCGATCATGATCAGGCCAAAGATGCTGGCCGACTGCTTGTGAGATTGCTTCATTTGCACAGGGAACAAGTAGACAAGGCCACCAACGATCATTTCCCAGGCGCGGGCAGGGAGGGTATAGAAAGCCGTGTTCGGGTAGTGCGTGCTTGCGTATAGGCAAAGTGCGAATGAGCCCACGCCGAGCGCAACCAGTAGGATCCTGGTGGTGTTGAAGTTGAACGTCTTGCGGGCTGCAAGGATGATCAGTGGGTATACCATGTAGAACTGCCATTCAACGGACAGTGACCAGGTATGAAGCAACCATTTCTCATGTGACGCCGTATCGAAGTAGCCGGCATCCTTCCAGTAAACCATGTTCGATAGAAAGGCGATGCTCGATGCCCCGTGCTTGCCCAGCTCTTTATAGTCGCTCGGGATCAGCAGGAACCATCCGCCAACTAGTAGTGCCAGGCACAGCACGGCTAGGGCGGGGATGATCCGCTTGGCGCGCGACAGGTAAAAGCCGATAAGGCGAAATTTCCCAGCGTCGGTCTGCCGGAAGATAATACCGGTCATGAGGAAGCCGGATATCACGAAGAAGATATCTACCCCGGCGAACCCGCCAGAAAAGCCCTTAACACCAAAGTGGTATAGGACCACGGCAATGACCGCTATGGCGCGCAGGCCGCTTATGTCAGACCTGAAGCCTGTATTTTTGGTTTACATGACTTCCCTTTCTCCGGCGTAACCGGGGGCAAATTGATATCGAGCCGAATTCTCCAAGCGAATACTATCCTGTGTCAGGGGGGACGCGTTTCTTGGGTAGCGTTTTAGCAAGGCGCGAACGGGATGAAGAGGGATAATGCGAAGGGCCCAGGCTGAAATGCCTGGGCCCTTTTTTGCGGGGCTTTATTCTTTCTCTATTACCGTGAACCTGAATGGGAACCCGGTATTTTTTGCTTGCAGTATTTCGCCTTCCACGAACACGTTTAGCCGGTCATCGGTGATTGATGTGTTTGTGATTTTGCGTGTCGTCTTGTCGGCGAACTGAACGGTGTTCCCGATCTTGTAGGCAGCAGCATTTTCAGGCGTGTTGTGCAGGAAGAACCCCGGCCACCGCCTTGCAATGCCGTTTGCCCAGTTAGGGTCGGTGACATAGTAGGACGTGTCTTCTTGCATACATGTGACCGTTCCCGCCGAGGCCGTCACCATGTCTTTCGGAAACAATGCAGCCCAGCCTATCGGGTACAGAGCAACGGTGACATTCCCCGCAGCATCCGCAGGCAGCAGCGATGCCGAGCAAAGCTGATCCTGAAAGCTCTCTGCACCAGCGATTGATGTGCGGGTCGTCTTGCCTTCAAACAACCAGCCGATGTTGGCCAGGTACAGCGCGGCGAACGAAGCCAGGCACAGTGCGCCCAGAACACGAACTGCCTTGCTGCCGCGCAGAGCCGAGCCGGCGAGCACCAGGAAGGAGAAGGTAACGATTATGTTCAGCCCCATGAAGTAGCGGTCTGGGAATGTTCCCGCGTAACCCCCAAGAACTTCTGTCAGGTTTTTGCGCATATACACGGTGAAGAATGCATATATCACGTATGCAATTGCACACATGGAAATGAGGCTTTTGACCTCTCTGGACTTTTCCTTTGTCAGCAAGACGGCGAACAACGCTAGTAGCAGCAACGACAAAATCACAACGATGGTGTCGGTGAGCTGGTTGTAGAAAGGAAACACGAACGGATATATGAAAGACCGCGCAAGGCTGACCTCGATCAGGCTTTCAAATCTAAAGTTGCCGATAACGCCTTTGGCTGGTGAGGCAATCATTCTAAAAAAGATGAGAGCGCCAATGACAAGGCAGCCAGCCGTTACAGCGCCATACTTCTTGATCCACTTCTTGATATCACGATCAATCAGCGTGAAAACAGAAAACGCCAGGGTCAGCACCAGGCACACCGGGTTCGTCGAGGCGCAGAGCAGCAGTGCTATATCTGTAATTGGGGTCGCTTTGGTGCTTCTGCTTTTTGCGAACATCAGCAGCGTAGTGATGAACACAAAGTAGAACCCAATGTTCGATATCTTTCCGAACACCTCGCCCGAAGAATCCCCCAGCGGGATCATCAGCGTGGCGAGAAACACCACCCAACGGATTGCTGTCGGCAGAAACCCTTTCGTGACGTAGTAGCAAAGGACGCTTACTGAGGCGTAGAAAAAGTAAGACCAGAAGGATAGTGCTTGTGGGTAGCAGGCCAGCTTGTCACCACAGAAAACATCAGATGCCAGGGTCGCCAGGTAAACGAACAGCAGGTTGCCCCAGACAAAGTAGTCTGTCTTGGCATTGACTATGGTGTACCACCAGCCCTTGGTCATGGCCGTCCCGAGCCATACCCCATCCTCTGTGTAGGCGATGTTGTTTGTCAGCGGCTCAAGGTTCCTGAGCGTCAGGACCAGCCCTGCAACAACGAGCATGGCGATAACGCCAAGGATTGATACTGCCCTGGTGCTGGAAATTAAGTCTCTGTAGCGGCTCTGCATTTATGGCTCCATGTTGTGAAGAAAGTCCCTTGATTGGCTGCCAGGGCTTCGATTTTGATTTCGGCGGATTCTACAAGCGAACGATAGGGATGTCAGGGTTGATACGATTTAGGGGGGGGGATAGTTCGGCAGAACGCCGGGGCGTAGGGACTTTCTGACTGAAAGTCAGTAGGGAGTTTGGCGGGGATTTATGAAGCCTTGCCCTACCTTGTTAGACGTCGATTGCAGTGGGCGTCCACCTAAGGCGTTGCTATTTAAGGATTTTCAGGACTCCCGCCAGCATGGGGTGCTAGGGGTCGAGTGTTCGAATCACTCCGTCCCGACCATATTTCCTGACTAAAGTCAGACACTTAAGCCGATCAGCTAGATCGGCTTTTTTGTGCCTGCACAAAACCCGCGCAAAACTATCCGGCATCTCTTGAGCCTTCCATCCCTTATAACAACCGCCTCCTCCCGATCCTCCTTGAGCGCGCGCGTCAGATATCTCTCATCGATCTGCGTCTAGCTCCCGCAGCCGCGCACCCGAGATTGCATGTGCTCGAAAATCACCCCGCACGCTCAAGCCTCAAACAAACCCCACCTGTCATTTTCATAACACTTGACCTTCCCCTCATGGCAAGCCGGATAAAACCTCAAGTGTTGGTTTGTCCTGAAAATTACAAGGAGGTACACGATGTACGGCAAGCGAATAACCCTGGGCGCCGTGGCGATAGCTGTCGTGTTCACGTTGGGTGGCTGTAATGAGAGCGCGCCTGTGGCTGATGCCGCCAAGCCACCTGGTGTGCCGGTGGCCGAGGTGGTTGCGCAGCCGGTGACTCCGTTTGTCGAATACACCGGTTCCTTGACCGCGATTGAGCAGGTTGAGCTGCGCCCGCGTGTCAGTGGTTACCTGCAACAGGTCAGCGTGCCCGAAGGCCAATCCGTGGCCAAGGGCAGTCTTTTGTTTGTGATCGACCCACGTGAATTCCAGGCCGCGCTGAACGCTGCCAAGGGGCGCTTGCGTGAGGCGCAGGCCAACGCATTGCTGGCCCAGGCCGAGCATGGCCGAGCCGAGCAACTGTTCGCCAAAAAAGTGGTGGCGCGTGATCGGCTCGACACTGCCATTGCTTCGCTGAACGCCGGCAGGGCCCAGGTTGATGCCGCCAGGGCAGCGCTGGACGCCGCCCAACTGGATTTGAGTTACACCCGTGTCACCGCGCCCATCAGCGGTCGCGTGGATCGTGCCCTGGTCACGGAGGGCAACTACGTCACCCGTGGGGTGACGCCGCTGACGACGATCGTCTCCATTGACCCGTTGCATGTGTATTTCGATGTCGATGAACGCACCTACCTGCGCTCGCTCGCCGCGACTCGGGAGGATGCCGCGTCCAAGGGGGAAAAGGCCGCCAAGGTCATGGTGGCGATGCTTAACGACGCAAACTATGCGCGGGCCGGGCGGGTGGACTTCCTGGCGAATGCGGCCGACCGCAAGACCGGCACAGTGCGTGCGCGTGCAGTGGTCGATAACCCCGACGGGCGCCTGACGCCGGGGCTGTTCGCCAAGGTCAAGCTGGACACCGGCGCGCCACAACCCCGGGTGTTGGTGGCCGACCACTCCATCGGCACTGACCAGGGTCGCCGCTATGTATTGGTGGTCGGCGCAGGCGACAAGACCGAATACCGCCCCGTCGAGCTGGGGCCGATGGCCAACGGCCTGCGGGTGATTGAGCAGGGCCTGCAGCCGGGTGAGCGCATTGTGGTCAAGGGGCTGGTGCGCCCCGGCATGCAGGTGACGCCGCTGGCCGCCAACATCGACGGCGCGCCGTTGGATGCACCGCTGGTCATGGGGGGCGTGCAATGAGCTTCCCACGCTTTTTCATTGACCGGCCGATCTTCGCCATCGTGCTGTCGGTGTTGATGATGATCGCTGGCATCGTGGCCTTCTTTCATTTGCCGCTCAGCGAATACCCCGCCGTGACGCCGCCCACCGTGCAAGTGACCGCATCCTATCCGGGCGCCAACCCCCAGGTGATCGCCGAGACGGTGGCGGCGCCACTTGAGCAGGTGATCACCGGGGTCGAGGGCATGCTGTACATGACGTCGCAATCGGCGACCGATGGCCGCATGATCCTGACCGCAACCTTTGCCCAGGGCACCAACGCGGACAT